TGTAATATCGGCATGTGCTGGTGCCGCCATCAGAAGCATAATAAGAGGTAGAAGTTTTTTCATCAATTCCCTCTTAGGTGAACCATAGTTATTTATCCTTCCACCCCTTTCGGATATCAGTAATAATAATTACGGTCCTCTTCTCAGATTGTAATGGTAAATACTAATGCCAAATGCTACGGGTTTGGTAAAATTTCTTGCTATAATAGGAGACAAACATGACTGGACTTAGAAAATTTAGTACAAAAGATCTTAATGCAGTTGTTGATGCTGTTGAGAGATACAGTGTTGGACTAGATGATGTTTTTTATAGATTGCATTCTTATGGTATGGGCTCGGTGAACGAATCATATCCCCCATATAATCTTGTCAGGGAATCCACTACTAAGTGGAGGATCGAAATGGCACTTGCTGGTTGGGATAGAGAACAAATTGAAGTGACTACACAGAGCAATGTTCTGGTAGTTAATTCTAAAGGAGATAAAAGCAGAACAGAGGAGGAATATCTACACAAGGGTGTAGCAACTCGTAGTTTTGCAAGAGGATTCAATCTATCTGATGATGTCGAGATCGGCACAGTGACTTTCAATAATGGTCTACTTGTGATAGAATTGACGAAGATTATCCCTGAGCACCAGAAGTTAAAGGTCTATGAAATCAAAGATCCTGAAAATAGTGTCAGACCCACTGACACAGTTTAACTTATTGGTTGTTGGGTTTCTAATACTAGTCCAAGTTGTACACATTGATGCCCATCGTAGGATGGAAATAGATGCTGATTCATACGTCAGAAACTTTTGTAAAAAATCTGATCTGTGTACATATAAATAGTTGAACAATTAAAGAGACCCTGCCACGGGTCTCTTTTGTTTTGGAGGCGTTATGCACACGTTTGTAAACTTATGTCCTAAAAATAGTTACGAAGATTCGGAAACGATTCTAATTGAACTTCCTGCTAGTATGGTAGAAGAAGTTCTCCCGTACATTAGAGAAATTCAAGAACAACAGAATATTACAGAAAATGTAGCAATTAAAAAATTGCTGAGCAAAGCATACAACCTAGTAGTTGAGGAATATTATGAGCGTAAGAATCGCAAGACTAAAAAGCGGTGAGGATGTCATTGCTGACATTCAAGAAATTTGTCACAAAGATCAACCAGACAAACCAGTAGCATATCTATTCGGCAAACCATATATCATTGATTGTCGAGAAAATAAAGATCTGCAAGTTCTTACTGAAGAACCACAGAAGATTGATGACATCAGTGTGATCTTTTATCCTTGGGCACCAATGTCATCCGAGGAAAAACTGATGTGTCCGATTGAATGGGTAGTTACAATCTACAAACCATACGACATTATTTTTAACAAATATCAAACTCTAACAAAAGGAGGTGAAGAAGAAAATGTTGAAAGTGTTACTCCTGAAGTCCTTACCTGATACCTATATCGTAGGGATGATTGAAGAGATGGATGAAGAACCATCTCTGTTTATTAAAGATGCATACACAATCCATGATGGACAGTTGGAGGAGTGGCCAAAGTACACTTCTCAACGTGATGTTTTCTTGACTTCTGACTCAATCTTTACTATACTGGATCCGTCAGCAGAAGTTGCTGCTGCATATTCACAGAAGGAGAGTTGATGTACACTAACGTTGCAGTGAGGGGTGATTATGTTTACTACCGTGAGGTTGCTCACAATGAGCACCGTAGTGGTCGTGATCAGTATCACCCCACTCTCTTCGTAAGTTCTAAGAAAGATACTAACTATCAAACACTTGATGGTAAGTATGTTGCTGCAGTTAAACCTGGCACAATTAGGGACTGCCGTGATTACTTTATGAAGTATGAGAACGTTGAAGGTTTCAACGTTTATGGTAATGATCGTTATGTGTATCAGTGGATCTCAGACAATTATCCTGGTGATGTTGACTGGGATCTTAACTCCCTTAGAATCTGGACTATTGACATTGAGGTGGCATCTGAGAATGGTTTCCCTTCAGTAGAAGAGTCTGCCGAAGAAATTCTGTGTATCACGGTTAAAGATTTTATCACCAAAGAAATTATTACCTGGGGTACACGTCCATTTGATTGGAATGCAAAGGAACTGACGTATGTTTTCTGCGACAATGAGCAGGAAATGATGCGTCGGTTTATTAATTATTGGCATGATAATTGCCCAAACATTGTTACTGGTTGGAACAATAACCTGTATGACATCCCTTACATCTGTAATCGGTGTCAACGTATTCTCGATGAGAAGGAGATCAATCGACTCTCTCCTTGGGGATGGGTGAATGCACGAGAGATTGTAATTGCAGGACGCAAGCATGTTCAGTATGAAATTGCTGGTGTGTCCATTCTGGATTACATGGATCTCTATAAGAAGTTTACTTATACTAACCAGGAGTCTTATCGACTGGATCACATTGCTTCAGTTGAACTAGGTGCCAACAAACTGGATCACAGTGAGTATGATACCTTCAAGGATTTCTATACAAAGAACTGGCAAAAGTTTGTTGAGTACAACATCCATGACGTGAATCTTGTTGACCAGTTGGAGGACAAGATGAAACTCGTGGAACTTGCTGTGACTATGGCATATGATGCCAAAGTTAATTTTGAGGATGTGTACTCACAGGTTCGTATGTGGGACACAATGATTTACAATTTTCTAAAGGAGAAGAACATTGTCATTCCACCGAAGAAGCAATCAACAAAAGATGCTCAATATGCTGGTGCGTATGTTAAAGAACCTGTTCCTGGTCTATATGAATGGGTTGTCAGTTTTGACCTCAACTCCCTATACCCTCACCTCATTATGCAGTACAACATCTCGCCTGAGACGTTGCTACCGCATAGGCATTCGTCAATCTCAGTAGACAAACTTCTCAATCAAGAACTGGATCTCTCTGATCTTTCTGGTCAAACAGTTTGTGCTAATGGTGCATTCTATAACACAAATCGTCAGGGGTTCCTACCTAAGATGATGCAGAAGATTTACGATGAACGTAAGCAGTACAAGAAACTGATGCTCCAAGCAAAGCAGGAGTATGAGAAAAATCCAAGTGACAAACTGGTAAAAGCAATCAGTAAGTACAACAACATTCAGATGGCACGAAAGATCCAACTGAACTCTGCTTATGGTGCCATCGGCAATCAGTATTTTCGTTACTTCAACCTGGCAAATGCTGAGGCAATCACTCTGTCTGGACAGGTATCAATCCGTTGGATTGAAAACAAGATGAATACCTATCTCAATAAAATTCTTAAAACTGAGGATGTTGATTATGTCATTGCTTCTGATACCGATTCCATTTATCTTAATCTGGGTCCTCTGGTTAAAAGTGTATTCTCGGGGAGAGAGACGACTAATGAAAAAATTGTTGGGTTCCTTAATAAGATCTGTGAGGTGGAATTTGAACCTTTTATTGAAGGTTCTTACAAAGAACTGGCACAATATGTAAATGCATACGATCAGAAGATGTTCATGAAACGTGAGAACATTGCTGATCGTGGTATCTGGACTGCCAAGAAACGGTACATTCTGAACGTCTGGGACAGTGAGGGTGTCCGATACAAGGAACCCAAACTGAAGATGATGGGCATTGAGGCAGTCAAATCATCTACACCTGCCCCATGTCGAACTAAAATTAAAGATGCACTCAAGGTCATCATGACTGGAAGTGAAGAACAAACTCAAAAGTTTATCACTGATTTTCGTGAGACATTCAAGACTCTCCCTCCAGATCAAATTGCTTTCCCTAGATCATGTAACAACCTAACTAAATTCAAAGACTCTGCATCACTTTATCGGAAGGGAACTCCCATCCATGCTCGTGGTGCAATCCTCTATAACTATCATGTCAAGAAGAATAAACTTGATCGCAAGTATCCACTGATCCAAGATGGTGAAAAGATCAAGTTCATTTACTTGAAAGTGCCAAACAAAATCAATGAGAATGTCATCTCGTTCATTCAGGAGTTTCCTAGTGAACTGGGACTTGACAAGTACATTGATCATGACCTACAATTTGACAAGAGTTTCCTTGAACCACTCAAGATCATTCTCGATGTTATTGGGTGGAAGGCAGAAAAAATTGCAACACTTGAATCGTTTTTCCTATGAGTTTTCTAAATGATATTGCCAAAGAGATTGGCAATGAATATGCAAGTATCGTATCTGACGGAGTTTCTGCAGGTGATACTACTTCCTATGTGCACACTGGATCTTATATTTTTAATGCTCTAGTTTCGGGTAGTATCTTTGGTGGTGTTCCATCTAATAAAATTACTGCTATTGCTGGCGAGTCCTCCACTGGCAAAACATTTTTCTGTCTAGGTATTGTCAAGAGTTTTCTGGAGAATCCTGATGCTGGTGTAATCTATTTTGAATCCGAATCTGCAATCACAAAGCATATGATCGAGTCTCGT